AAATGCGGATGCCTTGATTGCGTCAAGTTTCAACTCTATCGCAATCAGTTTGTCGTAAATTGCTTTGAGTATCAAATCATTATCATCTGGCATACCTAGACCTCCTCTTATTGTCCCTTTGAAATCTATCCTTATTCTCTGACATATACTCCCTTGCGGCATATTCGTCAACCCTTCCCTTGATGACTGCCGCTTCAAGTTCGCACCTTGTCCAGTACCCTTCTATCTTCTTGACTTCCGCCTGTTCTTCGCATGATTGCTGTTCCTTCGCTTTCAGTAGGATAGCCAATGCCATAACCGCATCGTCATGCGCCCCTGCTTCCGCACCCATGAATATCCCCTTATTCTTCCTTGACTGCCTTGTGAACGTCAGCATTTGGGTAAGTGTTTCCAGATCGTATATCTTGTCCAGATTGGTCTTTGTCCATTCAATTAGGTTATCAAGTATCGCCTGTCTATTACCGGAGGTGGTTCTGAACCCTAACTTTCTTTCCAACGTATCGTGTATGTCATCCTTTGGCGATTCACGTTGGTAGATATTTGTATAACCCCATTCCTTCAACTTCATTACAGGGTACTCGCTGAAATTGACTTCCGGTGCAACTACAGCATCATTATACATCTTCAACACGCCAAATATCGTGATGATACATTCATCCGCCAACTTTTGCGACTGGAATGTGGCAACTTGTTCATCCGTTATATTGTCCATAACCTGCATGAAATAGAAGTCATCACCCTCGCCAGCGGTATCAAACGAAGCGACATAAGGATGCTTTGGGTTAGGCATCTTGTAGATAATGACTTCGCCTATCATGGAAGGGAATCCCTTGATTGTTTCGGGCATTGGCAATCCCTGCTTGTCCGTGTTGTATGAAAAGTCATACAGTACAGGCGGATTCAAACCATGTATTTTCTGTAAATCTTCAATCCTCTTGGATATCTTGTTTGCATTGAACACCGATTCACCGGCAGTTCCAGGCAATCCCAAACATTCTGTCCTGTACTTATATGGATTGGTGTACTTCAACCGTTCCAACTTAGCGGCATACTGCCCAGGCCGTTTGTAATCAGCATCACCATGCTCATCAACATAGAAGTTCCATTTGTTATCCTTGTATGTGGAATGGTGAATAAGGCAATCAGCATCGACTTTCACGCCATCTACATCTGTTGCAATCTTGTAAGCCTGTGTTATCGGCTTTCCGTTGTAATTCAGGTATGTTTTCATCCAATGGAATATCCAGTATGTTTCCAAAGGAGGGTTAAATGACAAAATTAAACGGCACTTCTCGTTATAACTGCGGATTGAAGTGTCTAATGTAATTAAATTATCCTCTATCTGTTCTTCTGTCAGTTCTTCATACCATAAATCAGTTGCGTTTCCCCTTTTGAATGTCAAAGACTTGATGTTTTCAACCTTATCCATGCCTGTGAAGATAATTTCGCTTTCAGTAACCTTGTTATACATCCTCATGTCAGGGTTTTCCCTGATTTCCCACACGTCCTGCAACTTGAACTCGTAAATCACCTTGTAAATCTCTGCAAAGCATGAGTTTCGGCAGTCCGTAGCCTGTTTCCTCATGCAGATTATGTTCCTTTTGATGGTAGTCGTCTGCGAAACAAGGATTTGCGCTATGACCTTCGACTTACCGCTACCTCGTCCTCCCCAAAATATCATGTAGTTAAAAATCAGATAGAAAAATGGCAGATATGAGGGGTTTATCTGCTTTTCGTCACCAATAATATTATATTCTGGCGCAAGATTGACGTTCTTAGCCATGTGTAAGTACTTCTTTTCGGTGATATTCAATGTGTTGTGCCACGGATTTGCCTATTTCATGCCAATCTGTGTTCATAATTGTTTCGTAAGTCAAAGGAATGTCTTTTGAGAACTCATGACCGTCTGCATCAACGTAATGAACCGATATGATGTCGCCCAAGAACTGCGATTCGTTGTTGAATTGAAGATAAACCTTTGCCAAAACACCTGGAATCTTCTCTATCTCCGCTTGAATGATCTCGCAAAACCGCTCCCTAAGTTGACTGTTCATTGTTCATTTCCTCAATTATCTTGCTTGTGTCTGTTTCCGGAAGGTATTGCCTGTTGCCAAAACTAAGATGAACCGTTACTGGCGCACTTACAGTAGGCGCATTATCCCTGTACTCAGGAAGTCTGCCCTTCATGGCAAACATCCGCAGTATATCCCTTCTTGAGCTTGGATCATTAACCGTTATATCCCATACAACATCTTCCGCTTGCTTTGCCTGCATCAGCTTCAATGCTTCTATGCACTTGCAATAAAGCGAATTAGCCCCTTCTTTTTCTTCCCAGTACAAGGGGGAAAGTCGGTCTACGCCTATCAAGTCGCAAGCCTGTGCCGATAATAAACCAGCAACACGCATATTGAGATAGCAAACCTGCTCAACAGAAAGGGGAACAGGTATCGTCTGTTCCCCATCTTTCTGTGCCTTTTGCCAAAGAAGTATGCCGAACTTGACCACACCTGTTTCTGGTGAAACATACAAGGAAACATCTTTCGGCGTTTCCTCTACTTCAATCATCTCCACTTTTTTCTTTACTCTAGGCACTGGGAACTCTTTTCTCGTTTCACTCGCACAAGTGCTACTGCCATATCGTTCAACAACTGGTGCTGCATTTCCGTGTAATCACCTTTGGCATGGAATATTCTATCCATTTTCAGATGCAACAATTCGTGAACCAGAATCCTCTCCATGTCCTGCGGAAAAAGCATTTCACTTGGGTAGTCGATATGGTCAAGCACGTTTATGATTGCGGATTTGACGATGAATGTATATTTTACTTCTCCGTCTACGCAACTTAAATTCATATCATCCGTTCTCTTTATAGAAACAAATATACGCCAATCTGTTAAGCCAAGAACTTCAACCCATTCTCCGCACAACTTTTCCAGCTCTTCCAAAGTCAAAACGCACTCCATACCCTACCTCGTCTTTTCCTGTTCAAGCTGGATAGCGTCACACACTATCTTGCAGTATGGACAGTACATCGTCTTGATATGCCCCTGCCCTGTCATCTTCTTTTTCTTGCTTGCCGGTAATATTTTACCACACTTTGAACACTTGAAATACCGTATCATGTATTGCGCCATTATGTCACCTTCCCATATAAACATGATTATACCAAGTTCCGCACATCCGTTTCAAGCGCATTGGCTATTGCATACAATGTAGTGACGGTCAGGTCGCACAAGCCATTCTCCCAGTATGACACCATACCCTGACTTGTACCCATGCGCTCTGCCAACTGAATCTGTGTCAGCCCCATGCACTTACGCATAGTTCGTATGGCCTTGCCAAGCCGTTCAAGCACATAGGCATCACCCTTTCCTTCCACCCAATTTACCCCCTCGCGCACACGCGCATAGATACTACGCGTAGTTAGTAGTGATTGCTACTCAATAAACACTGATGCGTCTATCTGCCGGAAACGGTTCGGTGTGTGCCGTTGTCAACGTATATTTTGTTGCGGTTGTTGTGGCATTGTCCTGACAAGTGATAATCGGCGGCCACGTTTTCCAATATGGTGCGGTTCCGTCAGGATATCTGTCTATGTAAACCGGATATGGCCTGTCAATATAGACAATCTTGCCACCATCCAGTTTGTTTATGCTCTCCTTGACCTTTTCTATCTCTTTCAGCAAAGCCAGTTCTTTCTCCAATAACACAATCCGTTCCTTCACATCTTCCATACAAAACATCCTTTCGTGTAGTGATTGCAGTAGGCAAGGATTTCCTTTTGTCACCTTGCATGATGTGGTCCCCGATATTTGTCCGCCCATAACACGATTAACCATTCGACCTACGGCAGGTACATAGCCTTCGTTGGGACTGGTTACCCAATACTACACGTGCTCTAGGGTCGGGACGATAGCTGGTGTCCGCTCCCATCACATCTATCCCTGTAGCGTCTACATAAGTCTTTTCCGCCACTACTGCATCTCCACCCTACACCCATCCCTTTATCTTGTCAAGCCTATATTGGCATCCCCCCACCCTTACACACTATGTTATAATGTGCTTAGCGTGACACAAGCCCCTCCAATATCGCATCGCACTATGGCTTTCGGCAACCTCCCCGGAAGCCTTTTGCGTATGCACCCCTCTGCAAGCCCCTAGAAGCACCTTCCCCGTCTACCCTATGTCCATGTCCACTTACCTTCGTGAAGCGCCTTCTAGCCCCTTGTAGGTGCCTTCCTTGCCCATGTATGCGTGTGTACCCATGTATGCATATGTCTTGTGCGCCATGTGTGAATCTTTTTTGTGCGAATCAGAATTGTGTGAGATGGATATGCACCATGAATTCTTTTTGTGAAATTCTATACAGATTGGGATGAATACATACAATCATGCCGGTGGCCATGTGTCGACATAGCCCGTGGCATGCCATACCATGCGTGATCATACATAGTAATAAAAATAAACACACACCATATCACACACTATAGCATATCGGCCAGGCCATGCGCCGGCATGATCTTGCATACAATGTGATGTAGTATTCAATACTATGTCATGTGATACCTGGCATTGTGTATTGTGATATGCGATATGATGCATTGTCCAGCATGAATGATGACATGATGACCAACATAATATGCGATATTGCATGATGTGGTTTTGTATATTATGTGTTGTGAATATGAATGATCGCAAGTCATAATACACACAATGACACACAATAACGAATATGAGATAATACACTATATAGGGATATGCAATATACACACAATAGTATTATACATAATAGTCATAATGGACATAATGCAATAGAATGACAATAGAGATACAATAGAGATATTATCCATATAATAGAGATATGCACAAAGCTTTGACAATCAAAGTAATGTTTACAAATAGTTTTTACTTTGTTCACAGATTGTTCATATATGGCGTTCATAATGGGATTATAGACTAAATTGAAAGGTGGATATGAAAATGAATACTATTCAAAAACTATCAATGACTATTGGATCATGGCACAATTGCATTAAAAGCAATAACGTTGAATGGATGGAAAAACATCATGACGCTATCCGCAAGATTG